TTCTACTTGCTTATTACCTGATGGTCAGTTGTTACAAGTTATTGATGGCATAAAAAGTGGATCTAAACTTACATTGCCTGTTAATACTGACATCAATGAATTTGCTTTGCTTTATTGCATTTTTAGGTATTTACAAGAGAGTGATAGAGGTAGATCTTACCTCTATGAAAAGGGTTGGTCTATTGATACCCTTACTTTTGAGCAAATTGAAGAAATCATTGATTTCATATTCCATGGGGACGATAATCTCGTTGGATTTAACGAGATTTTTGGTTTTGCGCATGAGCATCATTCTAAGTTTGTCCAAGAACTTGGTATGAAGATGGACCCTTGGGAAGGTCCTTACAAAAAGTTGAAAGATGCAACATACTTATCAATGAAGACAGTTGAAGTAATGTTGAATGAAAGTCCTTATTATCTGCCTAAACCTGATTTAGAACGACTGTCTGTTACTTTGGCTTTGGACAAGCCAAGTATGTCCACCGCTGATTATGTCCAAAAACTTGACAATTTGATGTGTTTGTCTATTGCTGATTATGGCATGGCCGAAAAGATTCAACGAATGAGAAACATGATAATTGAAATGACTAACCAAACTCATCTCTATGACTCAGTACATTCGCTCCGTGGAGCAGTAGAGATGATGGTAATGCAACATCATTCTGGCGCCTCAATGTAATGATGAAGATAAAAAGAATTAGCACGCAGCATTTCTCTTTTATCATGTTGTTTACTGAATGTTTGAAGGAAATTACGTTGGTCCTGGTTATTGTGGTGGTAAATTTACTGACGATTGTGATTATTCAGTCCTTCCAGTGCACGAAAAAGATTCGAGAGCAAGATTACACGACGCAGGGTTGCTTTCTGATCGTGACTTTTCTGATTGGCTATATCGAAACGGCGAGTATTGGACTGGCATACTCGTTGATAATTTTGGATCAGAATACGTGAAAGGCGTTGATCCTAATTTTTGGAAAAGTGCCTCCTCTGAAGAGAAAGAAATTTACAAAGAAGCTTATCATTACTACCTCGAAAATATGCCTGGAAAAAAGAAACAAGCGAAGAAGACCGCTGAAGCAGTTGTGAAACAAGTCAAAAAAGAAATGAAAAGAGGTCGTCCT